GAAAAGCAGTAGATCTAGTTTAGATCCAATCTTTTAATTCTTCACCCATAACTTCAGATGCAATATTTATTTTATCTCTTAAAGCCTTCACAATCTTCTCGTCGATCGTGTCCTCGCAAATCAGATCAATATAAGTCACTGTTTTCTTTTGTCCTATTCTGTGTGCTCTGTCTTCTGATTGGAGCCTCTTTTCTAGATCATAACCGTTAGAATAATAAATAACAGTATTAGCTTGTGTAAGTGTAATACCATAACCACCTGTTTGAGGTGTACCTATAATAAATCTACACTTAGGATCATTTTGAAACTTACGAATAAAGTCCTGTCTATCTTCTTGTGGTGTTAAACCATAGTAATGAACATATGAATCTTTGCCATATACTTTAATTATCTTCTGTATAATCTCACCTACACTTAATTGATAGTTGGCCCATATAATAACTTTACCTTCTGTATCTTCTAGTATGGACATTAATTCATTAAGTCTATTACTTTCAACTTGTTGTGTGCTTCCATCATCAGCAGTTACATAACCACATGTAATTTGATGTAGTCTCATAAGTTGAGTCAACACCGTCATAGTGGTTGTAACTTTACCATTAAGCACAGCAAGAGCCTGTTCTTTCATTTGTTCATAGACTTTCTTTTGATCTGGTGTCAGTGTTATGTGGCGTTTGATAAATACTTTAGGAGGTAAGTCTAAACAATCTTCTTTTAATACTCTGTATGAAAATTCTTTTACAGTGTCTGATAACTCACCTAAGTTTTGAAATTTATCTACTACTTGAATAGATCTACCATGTACATGCATTGTCTTCATTTCAGCATAACGGTTACGAAACGCGTAGTAAGAACTAAAGTCCAATAACCACGGATCAAGGAACTCGCACTGTGTGTACAAATCAAGTGGGTTTTTTGTAATAGGAGAACCGGTCATGATTCTTTTATACTTAGCATTAAGACCTATCTTAATAATATTTTTAGTACGTCTAGCAGTAGGAGTTTTAATTGTTGTAGACTCGTCTATTGCCATCAAAGTTTTATGTGAGTTAATAAATTTAGTTGCAAACTTAACACCTTTTTCTGTACTTAATGCTTCAACATTCATAACTAAAATATGTAGTGCACTATCTATTTCAAATAAAGAATCTAATTTTTCTTGTTGTGTTTTTGTAATATTTGGTTGCCACAATACAGACACATTCTCTATATGATCTGGTAAGTGTGTAGGAAGTTCTTGTTCGTACCAAGTTTTAACAACACCTTTAGGTGCAATAATTAAAGCACTATCAACTTTACCTTTGTCATATAACATAGCAAGATTGTCTATTAATACTTTTGTTTTGCCTGTACCCATTTCCATAAAGTAAGCAAAGTTTTCTTTGTTCCAAGATTTTTCTAATGCAGTTAATTGATGTGCATAAGGTTTTGTTTTAAATTTATAATTCATAATTTTTTTTCTTCTTTCTAGTTGACATCTATATAAACATGATTATATTGTTTGTCAATGTCAGAAAGAAAAGTTTATGTAATACAAGAGATACCAGGTAGCCAAGCAGGTACTCCTAAAATAAATATTATGGGTGCAGCTTCTTATGCTACATCTAATAAATTTAATTTTTTATTACCAGAGTTTTCTCAAATGATTTTTTCTCCTGGTCCATTAATTTTTAAATTAAGAAAAGGTTTAAGAGATTATACACCAGAAGATTATTTATTATTAACAGGAGATCCTGCAATCATTGGTGTTGCATGTTCTATTGTATCTGATATTACAAACGGCAAATACAATGTATTGAAGTGGGATAAACAAGAAAGAAAATATTATCCTATTGAGATTAATCTATACGAGAAAGGAGAAATAGATGATTAACTTTGAACAAGACCAACAAGATGCAATGAGTAAAACTGAAAACATTCAGTCTCTTGCAGATCAAGTAGAAATGTTAGAGGGGTTGCACAAAAGAATAGAGGCAAGTGAAACTAACATTAAAGATTTAAAAAAAGAATACCAACGTATATCAGGTGAGGTTATACCAACCATGATGTCCGAGATGGGTTTAGCAGAATTAAAACTACAAGATGGATCACATCTTAAAGTTTCAACGACGTATCGTGCTACTATTACAGAAGCAAATAAAGAGACGGCGTTTAACTGGCTTCGAGACAATGGACTAGGTGATATTATTAAGAACGAGATCTTGGTATCATTTGGTCGTAACGAAGATAACAAGGCAGCATCATATGCTGAACTTGCGAAGGGTCAAGGGTTTCAACCGACACAAAAGATGAAGGTTGAGCCCATGACTCTGAAAGCGCTAGTCCGTGAGCGTATTGAGGCAGGTAAAGAAATGCCAACGGAAATCTTTGGGGTATTCTCAGAGAATAAGACAACAATAAAAAGGAACAAATAAACATGAACCAAGTAGCAGAAAAAAAGAATAATGCGTTAGCAACATTTGATATGGAAGCTGATGCATCACAAGGCGCTCAGAATATATCGCAAGAAGATCTTGCGTTACCATTCTTAAAAATTCTGGGCCAACTATCACCAGAAGTAAACAAGCGTGATGGTAAATATGTCGATGGTGCAGAACCAGGCAAAATAATAAATACTGTAACTAATGAATTGTATGACAGTTTAAATGTTGTACCATGTCATTACAAAAGACAGTACATCGAATGGCAAGACAGAGGTACCAGTACAGGTGCACCTGTTGCAATGCACGAGGCAGACAGTGACATTGTAAGTCAGACGACTAGAGGTAAAGATTATAAAGACAGATTACCAAATGGTAACTATCTTGATAACACAGCTAGTCACTTTGTATTGACTCTTGGAGATAACCCACAGACAGCTTTGATTTCTATGAAGTCTACTCAACTTAAAGTTAGTAGAAAATGGAACTCAATGATGATGGGTATCAAGATGCAAGGTAAAAACGGTTTATTCACACCGCCAACTTATAGCCACATTTATAAACTATCAACCGTTCAGATGTCTAATGACAAAGGAACATGGTTTGGTTGGGATGTATCTAAAGTTAGTCCTGTAGAAGACAAAGCTGTATATGATATGGCAAAATCTTTTGCGGAATCTGTAGGTAAAGGTGAAGTTCAAGCTAAACATAGTACGGAAGAAACTACAAAAGGTTCTTCTAACTACTAACCAGTATCCTAGGTAGTGGGCGTCTAAGCGAGAGTGGAAACGCCCACTTTTATTTTGTATGATAGAAAGATTTAAAAATATATTTTATGGATTAGACCGTGCACATGGTGTCACTTTAGTTGGTGAATCAAATGGTGATGGTAACAAGATTAAAGGTAAATCGTTTGTTAAACGAGAACCTGTCACAGATGAGTTGTGGCAAAAGCATTTAGATGGTGCTGACAGTTTAGGTATTATACCAATCAATGATGACAACAAGTGTAAGTGGGGATGTATAGACATAGACTCTTATGCAGAGTTTGATCACAAAAAATTAATTAACAAGATAAAACAATTTCAATTACCATTAGTTGTTTGTAGATCAAAGTCTGGTGGTGCTCATGTATTTTTATTTACTGAAGATTATGTATCAGCAGGTTTGATGCAAGATAAATTAAATGAGATTAGATCTGTATTAGGTTATGGAGGATCAGAAGTATTTCCTAAACAAAGAGAATTAAAATCAAAAGATGATACAGGAAACTTTTTAAATTTACCATACTTTAATTGTGGTCAGACAACAAGATACGCCTTTATGGAGGATGGCGAAGCTGCTAGTATAGATGCTTTTTTTGAACTCTACGAAAGACATAAACAACAAGACATAAGCGCAATAGAAATTAAAAGACCAGAGACTCCTTATTCAGATGGACCACCATGTATAGAACTCATGGCACAAAATAAAATTGGTGAAGGTGGTAGAAACAATGCACTATTTCATTATGGTGTATATGCAAAATCTAAATGGCCTGAAAATTGGAAAACAAAAGTAATGATATTTAATGAGTCAGCAATGGAACAACCATTGTCAGATACAGAAGTACAAATAATTATAAAACAACATGACAAAAAAGAATGGGGTTACAAATGTAATGATCAACCCATGTGTAGTTTGTGTGATAAAAAATTATGTAAGAAAAGAAAATTTGGTATAGGTCAAGAACCAGTGTTTCCAAGTCTAACAGACTTACAAGTAGTTAACTTGGAAGAGCCTTACTATTACATGAATGTTGATGGTGAAAGATTATATTTAGACTCAGCAAAACATTTAGCTAATCAAGTTTTATTTCAAGAAGAATGTATTAAACAATTAAGAATAAATCCTCCAACAGTTAAGACAGGAGATTGGAAGAAAGTTACAACTGCATTATTAAGTAATGCGGAGATCACAGAACCTGCAGAAGGTACAAGCACAAAAGATATATTAAATAATTATTTAGAAGATTATTGTGTAAACAGAATACAAAAAGATGACTACGAAGATTTACGTAATGGAGGTACTTATACCAAAGAAGGGTTTCACCACTTTGTATTTGATAACTTCTTTAACAACTATCTATCAAGAAAACATTGGAGAGTTCCATATCAAAGAACATCACAGATGTTAAAAGATGATTTAAGTTGTACAACCAAACGTGTAGGTAAAACAAAACTATCTGTATTTGTTGTAGCTAGATTTGATAAGAAAACAGAAACATATAAAGCAAAAACATTTAAGAAAGAGAACTACTAATGCGTCATGTAATTTATGGTCCTCCAGGTACAGGTAAGACACATACATTACTAGGACACATAGAAAAGTTTCTAGCTAATACACCACCGGATAAGATTGGTTATTTTACATTTAGTAAGAACGCTGCACAAGAAGGTAAACAAAGAGCAGTAGATAAATTTAAACTATCATTTAATGATGTACCATACTTTCAAACACTACATTCATTTTGTTTTAATCAACTTGGTGTAAACAGAAACCAGGTGATGCAACCAAAACACTACAAAGAATTATCAGAGAAGATGCAAATAGAGTTAGAAGGTGCAAGACAAGACGAAGACTACGAGGGTATATTCTATTCTCCAGATCCATACATACAATTAATAAACTTAGCACGATCAAAAGAGATGGACCCAATAAAATTTTATCATTTAAACAACAACTCAAAGATACAATTAAGTAAATTAGAAATCATAGTTGAAGAATTAGAAAACTACAAAGAACAGAATGGACTAATTGATTTTCCAGATATGTTAGAAAAATTTATAGAGAGTGGAGAAGCACCAAGTTTAAGAGTTATGTTTGTTGACGAAGCACAAGATTTAAGTTTAGTACAATGGAGATTAGTTAAGAAGATAGAAGAGAAGTGTCAAGACTCATACATATCAGGTGATGATGACCAGGCCATATACAGATGGAATGGTGCACACGTTAGTACATTCATAAATTTAGAAGGTGAGAGAACCGTGCTAGATCAATCACAAAGGGTACCACAAGCACCTTTTGCACTAGCAAACAAGATAATAAAAAAAGTACATAACAGAGTAGAAAAAGAATGGTTGCCAAAAGAAGAAGAAGGATCTGTTAAATACTGCGATGATCTACATGAAGTAGATTTTTCAACAGGTAGATGGTTAGTGTTAGCACAAGCAAACTATATGCTAGCAGGTATTGGAAACATATTAGATGAAAAAGAATTATATTGGCAAAGAAGAAATGCAGTGCCAAGAGTAAAAAATATATATGAGATTATACAAAAATGGAATGACTTACGAAAAGGTGTACCTCTACATTTTAATGATATTAAAAAGATAGTTGCGAAGATGACTAAAGATAATTGGGATCCAAAGTTATTTAAAACAATAATTAAAGATGGATTCTATGACATAGATACATTGAAAGAGAAGTATGGTCTTAAAACAGAGTCTGATTGGGATGAAGCTTTAAATGAAATAGGTGATGAAGACATAAAAAAAATAAAAAAATTAATTAGATCAGGAGAGAACTTAGATAAGAATCCTAGAATTAGTATATCAACGATACATGGCGTTAAGGGTAATGAAAGAGAAAACGTAGTTGTAATAACAGACTTGGCTGGTGCAGCATTTATAAATTATGAAAAAGATCCAGATGATACACATAGATTATTTTATGTTGCGTGCACAAGAACAGAGAAAAATTTATATATAATCGAACCACAAACAAAGAAGGCATACAATCTATGACACACAATGATGATTGGGACAAAGCATTCCCACAAGACACACAGGTAGGCGGAACACATTACAAAGATAATTTTGTAATTCAACCATATGAATTTATTTCTAAAAATAATCTTTCGTTCTTTCAGGGCAACGTTGTGAAATATGTTTGTAGATATTTATACAAAAATAAGATAGAAGATCTTGAGAAAATAAAGCACTACTGTGATTTAGAAATCAACAAAATGAAAGATATTAAATAATGAAACCTATATTTAAACCTCAAACAGAGTGGGTACCACCAGAATCTTTTCCAGATTTATCAAAACATGGTGAGATTGCTATTGACTTAGAGACAAAGGACCCAGATTTAAAATCAACAGGTTCAGGATCTGTGATTGGTAATGGTGCAGTAGTTGGAATTGCTGTAGCTGTAGAAGGTTGGTCTGGATATTATCCTATCGCACATGAAGGTGGTGGTAACATGGATAAGAACATGGTCATAAAATGGTTTCAAGATGTACTAAATACACCTTCAATTAAGATATTTCACAATGCAATGTACGATGTATGTTGGATTAGGTCTATGGGCCTTAAAATACAGGGTAAGATAGTAGATACCATGATTGCTGGCTCTCTCGTGGACGAGAATCGCTTTAGATACGATTTAGGTAGTTTGGGTCGTGATTACGTCGGAATAGGCAAAAATGAGGCTGTATTGAAGGAAACTGCAGCGCATTGGGGCATAGATGCTAAGTCTGAGATGTATAAACTACCTGCAATGTATGTTGGAGAATATGCCGAGCAAGATGCAGTGTTGACTCTAAAATTATGGCAAGAAATGAAAAAAGAAATACTAGATGAAGATGTACAATCTATCTTTGATCTTGAAACAAATTTATTTCCATGTCTTGTTGATATGAGATTCTTAGGAGTACGTGTTGATGTAGAAGCAGCACACAAATTAAAACAAGAATTAGTATCAGATGAAAAAAAATGTTTACAAGAAGTTAAAAAAGTAACGGGGATTGATGTACAGATCTGGGCCGCAAGATCCATAGCCGAAGTATTTGATAAATTAGAATTACCTTACGAACGAACTTTAAAAACTGAAGCACCAAGTTTTACTAAAAATTGGTTACAGAACCAAACTCACCCTGTTGCAAAAGCCATAGCACATGCAAGAGAGATTAATAAATCACATACAACTTTTATAGATACAATATTAAAACATTCACACAAAGGTCGTATCCATGCAGAGATCAATCAAATTAGATCCGATCAAGGTGGTACAGTGACCGGTAGATTCAGTTGCAACAATCCAAACTTACAGCAGATTCCTGCACGTAACAAGGAACTTGGACCACGGATCAGGAGTTTGTTTATACCAGAAGAAGGACACACTTGGGGTTGCTTTGACTACTCACAACAAGAACCTAGATTAGTTACACACTATGCTAGTCTTGATGATCTGTATAAAGTAAATGAAGTTGTTGATGCATACAACGATGAACCAGACACAGACTTTCATAAGATTGTAGCTGACATGGCTAACATTCCAAGATCACAGGCCAAGACAATTAATCTTGGTTTGTTTTATGGTATGGGTAAAAATAAATTACAGGCTGAACTAGGTGTATCTAAAGAAAATGCTGATGATCTATTTAGAACGTACCATGACAAAGTCCCTTTTGTAAAAATGTTAATGGAAAGTGTAATGCGTAGAGCCCAGGACAAAGGTCGAGTTAGAACTTTACTTGGACGTAGATGTAGATTTAATTTATGGGAGCCTAACCAGTTCGGGATACATAAAGCATTAAATCATGAAGACGCGCTCTTGGAACACGGACCAGGGATCAAGCGTGCCTTTACATACAAAGCATTGAATAAATTGATACAAGGATCAGCAGCTGATATGACTAAAAAAGCTATGGTTGATCTATACAAGGAAGGTATCATACCGCATATACAAGTACATGATGAACTTGATATATCGGTCGATGGTAATGCAGATAAGATAAAAGAAATTATGGAGTCTGCAGTAGAACTAGAAGTACCTAATAAGGTGGACTATGAATCTGGTCCTAATTGGGGTAATATAAAATGAGGATAAATTATGGCTTATTTAAATGCAAACATACCGGCAACTTATGCACAAATAAAAAGAGAATATTTATATGATCTTAAAAAACATCATGGAGAAGTTGAAGACTGCATTGTGTTTGGTCTTAGCGCTCTTACAGGTAGGTCTATATTATTTCATGCTATTATGGAAAACGGTGCAATATTTTATCGCTTACCAATTAGCGCGTTTATTCAACAGGGATTTGAACCATCCGGAGTGCCCACAAGACGACTTGATGAACTACAGCTCTGGAATTGTTTTTCTTATTATCCTTCTGTCCATCGTTGGGATATATTAGACGGACAATCCGGTAAGTATATAGGAAAAGACAAGAAATGGCACCCAGGTAAATACTTATTTACGGTTGACTTTGCACATCCAGAGTCTAATATACTTGACACTGATCATTCAGAGATTCCGCACGAACATAAGTGCGCACACATAATTGCCCTCGATGACGGTAATTTTGCAGCACAACCTAATAACAGATGTATATGGGATATACCTTCTTTCACTGTGAAAGATAATATTCCTGACTGGAAGGTGCAGACTTCTGAATGGAACGTAGAAGATAGTAGAGCTTGGCGTACAGAAGATACAGACAAGTTCTTCTATGAAATAGAGGAGAAAAAAAATGATTAATAAAATGAAAAGTAAAGCTATGCATTACTGGTCAGACCACAAGATTGAATGTCTTGTAGTTGCGGTTTTAGTTATAGCTTACATAGTTAAGTAATAATTATGGAGTATGCTAGGATGGATTATAGATTTACAGCATTATTAATTATTGCTTTTTGTCTCCTAGCATTCTTCGGAGGTCCCAATGTCCAATAAACCACTAAACATATCAGAGTCGGCTGCTGTACAGATGCCGATGAAGACCGTAGCTAGCCTGATTGTGCTCGTCGCAATGGGTGTGTTCGCATATACAGAGTTAACTTCAAGGTTAGTATCATTAGAAACATCTAGAGAATTAATGAGTGCAGATTTACTTAAAAAATCTGAACAGGTCCCTGTGGACCAGGAACAGCTGATGTTGTTGGAAGATTTATATAAGACTACCGAGAAGATTGAAACACGGATCGAGGACATGATGCACAACAAAGTCAACATACAATTTGTGACTAAACAATTAGAAAAAGCATTAGATGATATAGAGGTATTAAAAGATAAGGTAAGAGCAAATGGAGGTCATCAATGATAGTTGAAGGAGTTGTAGCTCTTTGTATGTTTATTCAAGGAGAGCTGAAGGAACACAGAATACAACCTGCAATGAGTGATTGTTTAAAAGGTAAAAGAGTTGCAGAGCGTGATAAAACAGATTCTATTGATTATAAATGTGGCAAAGTAAAGGCAGAATTAGAGTCTAATATTGATGGTAGCCAAACGATTAAAAAGATTATAGAAGAGTAGTAATGAAAGTATCAGCAGAGATAGTAAATGGACAATGTCCAACATGTGAAGAGGTTACTATGTTAGTTGGATTAACAACTCAAATTTATAGATGTTTAAATTGTGGTTCTGATTTAGAGCAACACATCAATGGTAAGATTGTTTATCTACCTTCAATTACTAGAACAAAAGACATGACACCTTTTGTAAAAGAATGGAAGAATGGCTAAACAAAGTTTTAAGTTTTTTACACCTCGAGATAAGCCTAAAAAAAGAGGCGCACGTCAACACAAAAAAAATAAAAATAAGTCAGAAAAACGTCAAAAAAAACAGACTCGTTACAAAGGACAGGGTTGACAAATATCCTTTGATATCCTATATATAGGACATGAAAGAAAAAACTATAACAATAAAAGTAGATGGTACCAATCCTGGTCAATGGTCTAACCTTTTACTTGAACTAAACATTATAAAAAAAGCTTGGAGATCTTTTGGAGTAAACATAGATTTAAAAGCACCAGGTATAAAAAATATAATCGAATGGGGAAACAGAACGGGAGAGTATGTCAGACCTAATCGAAAAAAGAAAAAGTAATGGATCTAATAATTCTAAACGACGGATTATATCAATTAGTTCCTGTCACAAAGCAAATGACGGATCACTTGTCTTTATTGGTAGAAGTAGATTGCTTCAACCTGTGCGACATACTAAGACTAAAGTTAACAGAGTACGCAAGTAGTCTTAACTTACATGTCATGAACGATGGAAGTGGTTACTTCTATGGTTGCATGTGTAAATAAAATTTGAAAGCTCAAGGGCGTCCAAATCTTGCCGATGGCATTTCCCTGTACGTTAGCGATGACCGCAAGGTAGCAACCTGGAGTTTGGCCGGCTGTGAGTACGTGCACGGAAAGCAGCTGGTTTGATATGAATTAAAATCACCTATCCCTAAAGAGGGGAA